CTTTAACTGCTCTAGCTGCATACTCATCTGATGCATAGCTTGAGCTACTTGCACATCTACCTGACCTTTAAGCTGGATCTGTTGAGCTTCTAGCTGAGCCTGCATCTGCATCTCTTGTTGCTTAGATTGCGAAGCTGCCTGAGCTGCCTGAGCATTAGCTTGTGCTTGTGCCTGCATATTCTGCTGCTGCTGCTGTTGCAATTGCTTAACTCTTCTTTTTCTTCTTACAACAAGAAGCTTTTGAGCTTGGTCTATATCTTTTAATTGACGCACAGCCATAGCGTCTTCTAGATCTATTTCTCTCTGTGCTAAAGAAGCCTGTAAGTTTTGCTCTAAGAAAACACGGTCATCGTCGGACATTGTTTTAACAACCCTTACCCCAAAGTTATACATAGGTAAATCTTTAAACGAAGAAAGAATTTCCATGCTATGTTTACCTATAGCCTTTTCATATACAGAAAAAAGAACAGATCCCTCTGGAACAATTTGCAAACACTTTACAATATCTGCACAAACTTTTCTGTACAAAACAAGAGAGGCGTTTGTAATATCATACAGTGCGTTATTGCCAGCCGCAATAGCCTGCTGCTGCACTCCAACCAAAGCGTCTCCTTTAGGAGTTGACGCATCCATAACTTCGTTAATACCAGTAGCGTCACGAATCATACGTAAGTAATGGTTGTAAAGATTTATGTACGAATTTATATTTCGTATTTGATTGTCTATAGAACGTATCGGGGGGTTCTGAAAACCTCCCTCTGGGTTCTTAGAACGGTAATACATAACACCAGTTTGCTCGTATATATCCTGTATCTCTAAAGGACTAAGCTCACCACCTCTACCTAGCTGTACATTTTCTAACCCTTCTATATCTATAATCAATCCATCAGGCTTTGCCTTAGCTATAGATTGTTGAATCTTTAAATGAGTAAGCTGAAGCTGATCAGCAAATCCAGTAACACTACCTACCAAAGACTTTGGCATCATTCGCCTAACGTTTGTACAAGCTATGCTGTAAGACAACGTAGCTCTAGAAAGATCGTGAACGTTTTTAGGTATGTTCTTTTGTTGAGAGTAATTAAAAAGCCTACCTGTATCAACAATATAGCAACCTCCATACACGGTTTCTACATCCATCTTATATGGCTTTCTGTCGTAAACAGAATCACTAACTGGCTTGTATTCGCTACCCTTAAAGTAAAAACCTACATTTCCAAACTGAGACTCTTTGCTTTCGTAGTAAACTTCATCTACGCTTTTAAACTCAAACTGCAATACGTCTATAAGGTAATCGTCATACCCATACGTCATCTTTCTACCACTCCTATCGTAACCTCCGCTAGCAAACTTTCCAGAATCGTTATAGCTTTTATGCATAACCTTCTGCGCCATTTCCTCATACTCCTTCTCAGTAAAATCATCACCCGCCATGCGCTTTAGATCCATAATAGACATACGCTTTACGTGACCTGCATACACAATGTCCTCCATGTTGGGATCGTCTGTATAGCTATGGACAAAATAAGAAGGATCTACATACTCTTCTGTAATACCGTAATTAGGATCGTTGTTTCTTTTAGTAACACCAACACCGCATACCACTAAGTCTTCAACGCAACGTCTATATATATTGTCGTCAAAGTTGTTCCAGTCGAGAGTTAAAGACGTAGCTAGTTGAGCAGCTATCTCTGCACTGGTTTTAATATTTTCATCTAAGAAAATTTCAGCTTCTTCTGTTGTGTCTGGCACACTCTCTGGATCAAGCTCCATAGACAAACCTAACTGCTTTGCTTCGGTAAAATCTTTTTTGTTTTTTATCGTAGAAGTTATCTTGGCCTTTTGCTTCTCTTTTTCCTGCTTAGATACAGGATCGATAGCTTCTAAAGCTGGATATGGTTTACGAGAAAGAACTCTGTTTACAACAACCTTTACAAACTTTGGTACTATAGGTACTGGAGACCAATCTAAATTCAATAAAGTTCCGTCACCATTGTTCGGATCAAGAGAGTTTAATATTGATTTATATATAGATGTATCTTGAGTTCCGTTAGCGTAGTCTCGATTTTTTTCAAACTCATACATCCTACGGTTTAGTAGAGATGAAGAGTCTTCGCCAGAGCCCCACTGCCCGTGGATAGCTTTAGCGTACTTTAGTCCATAATCATTTGAAGCCTTTTCTACGGGACTTGCAAATGGATCTGGGAAGTTGCCGTATGTTCCTTTACTTTGTCCGTACTCCATTATGCTTCAGTTGTCATATCTGCAAATATACTGTTTTTCACTTTTTTATAATTGAGGGTCCTGAAGAGTTGTACTTATATCTCCTGAAAAACTTCTTATCTTCAAAATTAGTTCTTTTTTCTTTAGCCTTTACTTTCTGTGCAGCAAGCAAAGCAAGGCCTGAACTTATGGTAAGGTCATACTTGGTTCTGTCATTTATCTTAAAACCAATCCAGTCTTCTAACGTTCTATTAAAATACATCTTTCCCATATCACCTTCTTCGTTATACCCAACATGCTGATGTATGTAATCTTCTACAGCTTGAGCATGAGCTTGTAATACATCTTGTGAGTTAGAAGGGATGCCTTTTGTTTTAACATTGGTACTATAACTAGATGACTTTAAATGATCTGGTCTATCTAAAACATATCCGTCATAACCACGCTCCTCAAAGTAGCGTACTATACCATACTTATTATTCTCAATAAGTAAAGGATACCCATAAAAGAAAGAAGCCATAAGTATATCCTCGTAGAATATTTTAGCCATAGGTGGGCGACTCATATATTCTGCAACAAACATATTAGAGGGGTGCACCATATTAAACTTGTTAAACAAATGGCACGCACCTTTAGACCCCCTTCCATCAACAGTAGCGTCAAGATCGTAGGAGTCAACGCCCCCACAACCGAATGAAGCGTTTGGCGCAACAAGCTTTCCTCTTTCGTAAGTTCTTTTGTTCTGCATTTCTGATGGAGGCATCCAAGCTACCCTCCACCTTCCGTCAGCCATAGGCCTAAACGCAACCCTCCCGTCACGCTTTCCATCTACCCACACAAAGTTTCCTTGAACAACAGGGTTAGGGTATAAGTTGTCATTGTTTTCTATTTGCTCATAAATCTTCCCTATGTTAAATAGACTACCTTCTATACTGTCTCTAAAAGCTTCTTCAGGAGAAAAGGGAAATTGACGGATAAATTCATTAAGCTCCCTAGCGTCAGTCTTCATAGCAGACCTTTCATTTTTCAAAAAAGTCTTAGAGCCAAAAGCCACTACCTCTCCATCGATACCTTCTACTGGAGACTTAGGGTCTTCTATAACGGGATCTCCGTGGATGTCAAAGAATCCTTCTAACGCATCGTATGCTGGGACAAATAGTCTGTATAAACCAGAAACGGTTCTTCCGTTAGCATTGCGCATACACGGATCAGAATCATCCCATAACTTTTTATACTGCTTACCACCTTTGTCCATAGGGTTGACTGTACTACCCACTAAAGACTTCCCCACTATCTTTCTACCTACAATAAGGCAAGTCCTTTGTATCCTCCAAGCCTCCTTTATATCGGTAGGCTTTTCCCACTTACCTGCCTCATCAAGATACAATAGGTGTAGCTTTTCCCCGTCATATGCGTTGTTAGTGGTATTCTTCCAATTGATAATCGTATTCAATGCCTCACCTTTTGCAGAAGTTTTATTGTTTTTTGTAATACGTTTTGACGGCTCTCGGAAAGCTAACTCCATACGTGGGTTTGTTGTACCGTCCTGTATCGGTTTAAAAAAGAAAGGGTACGATTTAAAAATCGGGACCACCTTTTTCATAAAGATGTTTTCCTGAGCGTCTTTACCTGTTTTCGACTGGATCCCCAAAAGCTTGTCTTTAACCTGTGTAGCTTCGTCCACAAGAACAGAAGCACAGATATTGGTATAGCCAGAGCGACGACACTTAGTATATAGCTGACCGATACAGCGAGGATCAGACTCGCACGCACACATGTGTAAATAGATTTCACGTTGGTAAGAAAGATACGACGGGTAGCCTATATCTATTCTGGACCATTGTAGGAACATGTAATGACGCCCCGATATATATGTAGGTGTGCCGTTATTATAAAACCAAAAACCCTGACGCCTACGTCTATACTCTTCTTCGACATACGGACGAAACCTTTTTCTAAACTCGCTCGGCGCCTCCATCCACTCGTCCATGCTGCGAATCCTAAGCAGCTCTTTGGGTAGTTCTTGACGCCTCCAATATTGATCCTCCTGCGGAAGGTCGTGGAAGGCAATATCGGAATCGGCTGGTTGTTTGGGAAGCATAATGTGTAGACCACTGATTGTGACAACTTCACCCTGCGTATCATCGGGGCATATGCTAATAGCTTGTTCATTATATTCTTCTATGTTTATTAAATTACTCAATACGTTTTACCATAACGGTTAGACTTAAAACTAGCTATCCCAGACTTGGGGTTAGCTAACTCCATATACTTTCCACACTCATCGCAAAGGACATCATGGATAATACCTTTCCCCTCTACAAACTTAATAGTAACACCTGATTTATTTATAACTGTATCGTTACAGCTGCATTTATAATCTGCCATTGTTTATTTTTTAGAAAAACGTTCTGCAAAACCACTACTGTAATCAACCTCTTCTTCTATCTTTCCGTTGCTAGAAAGATCTTTTAACATCTGCTCTAGCTTCTGGCGCTCTATAAGAAGCTCTTTACAATCTATAGCAGTTTGCTTTATAGACTGAAGCTCAGCCTTACGTGCACTACCATTGATTTCTTGATCGACGGGTTTTTTAATCTCGCTGATCATATTATCTATAGCTTGCTCCATAGAGGTCATAAGCCTCTTAGCTGCACTCGCTGTCGTGAACTTTGGCATATACTATATCGTCTACTCTCATTCTATAAACTACATCGCCATTATCTAGCTTTATTTTATAGTCAGAGTTTTTATCAAAAACCACAATGTCTCCTGGCTTTACGCCTTGAGCTTCTAACTCAGGATGAGGCATATATATCTCAGCTTCATTAGCCAACTCTTTCTGTGTAGCGAGTTCCGTTATGATACCACTTTCAGTGACATCATCCTCCCTTTCATCTACAGGCAAAACAAACAGCCAGTCACAAAGCATATGTAACTCACCAGAATCCTTTTCTCTATAAGCTATAGCTTGGCTCATCCTACCGTTTTCTGGATCGTAAAGAACAAGGTGTCTTTTGTCCCCTAAGTTTAGAGCTGGGTTTGTCGTTACGTGATGATGAAATATAAGAGTATCGCCAGGCTTACACTGTAGCTCTGGGTGTTTCATAGGTCCCGTGATAATTTCTCCGTAGGAAATCCTATGCTCAAACTCGTTAAATTTATTTTCTAGGAATATTTCTTTATCCCCAACCTTTAAAGTGTCCTCAACTTTCTTTGGGACACTTACAATAAAATGGTATACAGCCTTCATGTCTATTCAAATTTACAATCATATTCAATTAATACTGGTTGGTTCTCAACCGTTTTCCAAAGGTAAGTAGAATCTTGATCTTCT